AGAACTTCAGCTATGACAGCCTCGACAGGCTTACGTTCCTGCGCGTTGAAGGAACGCCTAATGTTAACGTGTTTGATATCCTGAACGGCGACGTGGCCGAAGCAGGAACCAACAAAACGCATAAGCGCATTGCCGATCTGCGTCTTGGTATTCGTCTTGTTGATATCGATGAAACGATCACTGACCGCAGCATCTTTACACTGCTTACATCTGCGGCCGCACAGGGCAAACGGATGGACGCGTCTGGCAACCTTGTTACTGATAAGACAGCCTATCCTGTGATCACAGGTACAATTCACTGCGACACTATCGGCGCTCAGCAGCTTGCAGATATGAACAAAGCTTATCCAAACCTTGTAATCGACTACGTGGGTGATCCTCTGCCTCAGTTTGCGGTTCACTTTGTGAATCCTGACGGAACAACCATCAAGGACCGCAAAGGCAACGACTATATCCAGTACATTGATCAGGGCGGCGCAGCCTATGATCCTGTGGCGGCTGGAGAGATTGATCCTCCTACCATGGAGCCCGATGCTCAGAGCTCTTATGAGTTCAACGGCACATGGCTTAATCTGGAAGGACAGGTGCAGACTGAAAAGACTGTCACGGCGCAGTACAACAAGACAGGCCGCAGTTACACTGTTCGCTGGTTCCTTGACAAGAACTATACTACGCCGCTCAAACAGACGTATGTCAGGTATGGCACAGAGGCGGTTTACGATAGTAAAAACGACACCATTCCAAGCCGCACAGATAAAGAAGGAAGCTATACGTATCAGGTGTTCGACGGATGGGATAAGTCCACTGGCTTCGTGACCGAAGACATGGATGTGTATGCGAAGTGGAAGACTGCGGCTCTGCCAACACCAAAGTACAATATTCCTTCTGACCCAACCTCCGGCATAAATCCGAGCTACATTCCTCTTAGCGAAATGAACGTTGCGCAAATCTATGCCGTGTCCCGCTTCGGAAACGCCAGCCAGTACTGGGAACTTGAAGATTACGTGGACATTCAGGTCGGTGCGGACTTTGATTTTGAGAATGTCGAATCCAAGATGCTTGCGCAGGATCTGTATCTCGACAGGACCCGCATCGTTACGACCAACGAGCGGCTGTTTAGGGCCAATGGGCCATCTTTCACGTTGGCAATCGACTATGAGTTTGCCGATGCTGGAACAGGTAATGATACGCTTGTTTCATGTTACAACGGGAGTGGATCTGAGGGATTCCGTCTGTTCTACAGCAACTCAGGTTATCCAACCATCGGATGGGGCGATAAGCAGATCGAAGTCGGCAACTACGGAATGAAACGCGGTATGGTTGTGCTTCTGTATATCGCTGGCCAAAACAACCTGTATGTCGTGTCCAATAACGTTGGAAACACCTCGTATAACATGGACGTGATTTCTCACGAAGCCGCTCGTTCTCAGTCTACAACAACAGATGCAGCGCTTATATTTGGTGGTACAGGTTACGCAAATGGTACGGTTGCATATGGAGCTAAAGGCATGATCCATTGGTGTAAGCTCTGGTACGGAAATCTTGGCAACACGGTAATTCGTAAACTTGCTAACTGGACTCATGAAAAATGGAGAATGAAGTTTGCTGGCGAACATAGGTATTATCCTGCCGATGGTTCTGGCTTCCCTGTTTCTGCGACCTTTATTGCAGATGCTCCTCTGACGAATCTGTTTTCAATGTCAAACGCAAACAACGGACAGCCTAACGGCTGGGACGAAACGAGACTTCATACGTTTGTGAACAGCCGCTGTTTTGAAGCTCTTCCAGTTGGGTGGCGGCAGATCATCAAACCTGTAAACATAACAATCACGAAATCATCAAGCAACAGTTCAGCCAGAACTTTTATCACAAAAACACTTACAACAAAATTGCATATTCCAGCACATATAGAAATCGCATCTACTAGCGCGGCCTATAATGAAAAATACGAAACAGAAGGCACTTCTATTCCGTGGTTTACAGATAACACTTCACGCCTGAGGTTTGCCGGTATACAGCTACCTGAGGACCATCTAGTTATACGTGAATCATCTGATCCTTCTACAATGACTATAACCTATCCAAACCTTCAGGACGGCGATGTCTGGATTTGGACAAGTAATAGTAATTACGCATACGTGTATATTAGCCCAGAAGAGGCCGAAAAACATAGCTATCTCGGTGCAAGGCTTAAGACATATGGAGATAATGTTCAGGCAGAAAACGGTGGCGTATGGGTGCTTGCAACCCAAGTGTGGACACGCACACCTGGTTGGTACGGACATTATTTTCAGCATACTAGGGAAAGTGGCAGCATGGATTATAACTACTATTCTGCAACGCGCGGCATTATGCTGATGTTCTCAATTTAAGGAAAGGACGTGACTGAATGAATTACTTTAAAGTCATTATTGACGGCAATGTTGTTGATGTCGGCACGGTTTTCCTTAAATGGAACAACGGCAAACATCACATGTATCTGTGCGACCTTAATGAGGCGCAGTTTGTACAGGGGCTCGACGGCAACACGTCCTATCGAGACGATTGGCTAAAAAGCTACGAAGGCAATCCTTCGCCTTTTATTCAGGCCAAGGTCACAATCATTGATGCAACCGAATATGATGAGCTTCGCGCCCTCCTTGAGGACGGTGAAGACATCCCGGAGCCACCAGCTCCTGTGCCCGAGCCTGAACCAGAGCCAGACGAAGAGCCAAAGCCTGAGCCCGATAATCCTATGACGATTGCCGAGATGCGCCAGCATGTGGCCGACATGGTGGAACAGGTCGAAATGCTCACCGAGTGCATCCTTGAAATGAGCGAGGTGGTTTACAGTGGCTAAGCTTTGGGGAATGCAGATTATCGAAGGTAACAAAACCTTCGCCCAGGTTCCCGCCCTCCTGAAAGACAAGGTGCGGCAGTACCTTATTGACAATGGGCGCGAAGACCTGATTATCGAATAACAATATGGGGCCGTGGTATATTGCCGCGGCCCCTTCCTTAAGGGGGAACTGAAATGCCTGACATCAGTAAGGTTCTGATCGGTAATACAGAGTACACGATCAAAGATGCGTCGGCGCGAACCGCGATCGGCAACTTGAACAGTTTCGAATACGTTGTGTGCACCGGGGCCGCCAACACACCATACGGTGTCAGAAACGGCAACGAAACGGGCACGCTGACAGCTGGGACTCCGACGCTTCACCGCATCTATCTTGTGCCGACCGCTGTAGCCGGCGAATACGCGAGTTATGTTACAACCGGCACGTCTGGCAACTATACATGGTCAAATATTGGAAGCGCCGAATCAGGCGTTGAAATCATCCGTTTCGCATAAAGAGGTGACAAGCATGCTACAAGGAACTACACCTGTTTATGAGCTCTGCATAGAAGGATATGATCTGACGGACAAATCCGTCTACGTCACAATCTCGTCCGGCTGCAAGAAAGTCACGAAGACCGGCGACGACCTTGCCATTGCTTATGACGGCGAAAACAGCATCGTTTACTTTTCGCTGTCACAGGAAGAGACGCTTTCCTTTGAAGTCGGCAACGCGAAGATTCAGGTCCGCTTCATCGATGAAGGCGGCGTTTCGTTTGGTACGGAGACTGTAACTGTCAAAGTGAGAGGTGCGCTGCTTAAACAGGTTATTACTTATGAGAGGAGCTGATCAAATGATTTATATGCCAGTAGTGGAAAATCATGCTCCGATTAAAATGACGGTCGATCAAATTCACAAGATCTATATTAATAACTACGAGGATCTGGCGAACCAGCCGCAGATCAATAATGTGCTGCTTATTGGCAATAAGACGGCAGAAGATCTCGGTCTGGAGTATGAAACAGAGATCATTAGCCAGCTCGACATTCTGAAGATTTTCAATAGGACGATCCAATAAAAGGAGGGATTCATCATGGCTGAAACCAAGATTTCATGGAGCAAAGAGCGTCTTGAATACCTTCTGACGCTGATCGCTGATACCTATGTTAAAAAGGAAAACGGAAAAGGACTTTCTACAAACGACTTCACGGCGGCCCTGCTGAATAAGTTGAACAGCGTTGAAACGGACGCTGAAGTCAATGCAATCGAAAGCATTTCTCTTAACGGCGCAAACGTTGAGCCCGACTCTAATAAGAACGTGAACATTTCGCTGGCGGCTTATGCGCATCTTGCGAATCCAGAGTTCACGGGCGTGCCTACGGCCCCAACACCGACGGCGGCCACCAACACGCAGCAGGTTGCCACCACAGCTTTTGTTCACAGCGCTGTTGACGCGGCCATTGCCGGACTGAAAGGCATCCAACAAGTATTCGTTCCCAACATGAGCTCTTTGCCGGTGGTCGGCGACTCGAGCAAGATTTACTATGTTGCCAATGGAAGCAGTGGCACAAACACGTATGATGAATATGTGTGGCTCGAAGGTAAAAATGGATACGAAAAGAAAGGGTCCGCTGACGTTGACCTGAGCGGATATATGAAAACTGCGGACTGGCCCATTATTACGGAAAATGAAATCGATGCGTTTTTCTCGTAAAGGAGTTGATTGTTTATGTCTGAAACAAAAAGATCTGTTACGAGAGAACGATTACAATATTATACAAATAAGCTTAAAACTTTCATCAATGGAGAAGTTGACGGAAAACTACAAGAAGCAAAAGATTCTGGTGAATTTACGGTTGGCATGGTTGATGGCCGTATTGCTCAGCTTTCATTAAGCACAGATGGCTCAAACATTATTCTGTCTCAAAATGGTGTGGAGCTGACCAGTGTTGCTATTGCGGATATCAATGATATCGTTTTTGCTGAAGCATTTAATGTAACAAGTCCGTTAACTCTTACGTTAACTGTTGGGGATACAAGCCAGATTACATATACGGTATCTCCCAGTGATTCGACCCAGAACGCCAGATTCCGTTCGAACAATTTGACGGTTGTAACAGTAAATAGTAATGGTCTCATTACCGCGCTGGATATGGGTTCAGCTACTGTGAATGCTATATGCGGCAGATTTACGGCTACGATCATAATTCGGGTGAGAAAAATTGCTCAACCGGTATGGTGTGTCGGCGGTTATCTCGGAGAAAATGCGGATACAGGAACATTTATGGTAACACGGGGCGATACTCGATTCGTATGTTTTCCCGCTGCAAACAATGCAATTGAACTCAATACGGGGGATTCAATATCGGTCTCTATGACAGAAGGGTACCTGCAAATCCCTTATGCAATACTTGGAAGCAGCGTGGTATTTGGCACCAACCCCTCGACGGAAATGCCTACAGTTACTCAGTATGACAGCCTGGTACAGATTGCACCGGATTCGGGACAGCGCTCGTTCAGTTATACAGCAACCGCGCATTGCTATATTGCGTTTCTTTGTGTTTTAAACAGTCTCCCTGTGTCTGAAGAAAATGCCGCGTTGGTCAATGAATCGGGCCTGATAACGATTACGCTTACTCCCGCATAGAAAAGGAAAACTGAATTCTATCTTTTTACACAGGAGATGTTACGGTGAAATTCACTTAAATAACACTTTTAATGCAGTTCCAAACACATAACAGAAGGAGAATGATTCGCAATGATTTACATTGGCAGAAATCCAATCGGGTTGAACCACGTTATCGGAGCGGCAACGCTGACGAACCAGTCTGCCGCCCCTGACAACAACGAAAATACTCAGGCGTCTGCCGCTGAACAAGAGAATGAATCTAACAGCGAATAACTAATACAGAAAGGAGTGATGGCGATGGCTAGTTTTATGAAGCGGCTTGTGTACCTGACAGAAGAGCAGCTTCAGACGCTGTTCTCTACAGGAACGCTCACTGTCGACGGCCGCACAATCACCTATAGCGACGACGACATGTACGTTACGCCGCAGCCGACTCCGCTTTATATGACAGACATCGGAAGCGGCCTTGCACTCAGCGGAGGCAAGGTGGTCGTCACCGGCAAGCTGGACGCTTCTGAAAAAGGCGCAATCGACGGCGTTGCAGAGCTTGGGCACGACGGCAAAGTTCCGTCGTCCCAGCTCCCTTCTTACGTGGACGACGTTCTGGAATATGCCGCCCTCGCGTCTTTCCCAGCCACAGGCGAGACGGGCAAAATCTATGTCGCGCTCGATACAAACAAAACTTACAGATGGAGCGGAAGTACTTACATTGAGATCAGCTCTTCGCTTGCGCTTGGTGAAACATCGGGCTCAGCTTACCGCGGCGATCGAGGTGCAGCTGCTTATGCACATGCTTTGGCAAAAGGAACTGCGGCGGCAAGCGGCTTCTATAAGATTACGACTAATGCCGAGGGGCATGTTACAGCGGTGGCCGCCGTTAGCAAGGCAGATATTACAGCCCTCGGAATACCGGCGCAGGATACAACGTATGCGGCGGCAACAAGCTCGGCTGCCGGTCTCATGTCTTCGACGGATAAAGCGAAGCTTGACGCGCTCGAAACAACTCTCGAAGGGTATGTTTTGAAAGATAACGCAGAAGTGACGAGCTCGCTTTCTATGGCTCGGCTTGCAGAAACTGACGCTTCTGGTAATCCAATAAATATCGGGTCGTACAGTGTCGCGCTTGGCCATTCTAACAAGGCTTCGAATTCTGCAAGCGCAGCTTTCGGAGATGGCACAAAAGCAACGGGTCAAGCTGCTTTTACGTGCGGCATAGGAACAACTGCAAGTTCTAATGGCTCCTATGCTGGCGGTTTTATGACTGAAGCCTCTGGAATAGCTGCCCACGCTGAAGGAAATGTAACATACGCATTTGGCAAAGGAAGCCATTCTGAAGGCACTGGTGGAACATATGAAGAAGAAGTCGATGGCGAAACAGTCACAAAATATTACGGAGCATTTTACGACGCCGATCATGCTGAAGGATGGAAAACGATTGCGGATAGCACTCTGAACGATCGGTTCGCAGCGCATGCCGAAGGAAGTTTTACGAAAGCTATGGCCGATAGCGCACATGCCGAAGGTATTAAATCACAGGCGTTGGCTTCGTCAGCTCATGCAGAAGGAAATGAATCTATAGCAAGAGCTACAGCTGCCCACGCCGAGGGATACCTTACCGTAGCATCTGCTTCATATTCCCACGCAGAAGGGAATGAGAGCGAAACTAGCGGTACAGGATCGCACGCAGAGGGATATAAATCAAAAGCAACCTCCTCATACGCTCACGCCGAGGGGCGTGAAAGTATTGCAGGTGGTTTAGCGTCGCACGCCGAAGGATATTGCACTCGCGCAGATCGAACCGGGCATCACGTTGTTGGCCGCTACAACATTGCCGATACGGTTGGTTCTGCTTCGAACTATTATGGCAAATATGTTGAGATCGTAGGTAACGGAACAAGTAGTGCGCGCTCAAACGCCCGTACCGTAGACTGGAGCGGCAACGAGTGGCTTGCCGGAACGATGACCTGTCACGGGTCTATTACTATAGGAGATACTTCCATTACAGAGAGCCAGCTGGCATCAGTCGTGGAAGTTCTTGCAAATATTGTTGACGCAACGGGGGTGAGCTTCTGATGGCGAAAATATTTACTACGGAATATGAGCTTACCGCGTTAGCCGACGCAATCAGAGAACGTGGCAGCACGAGCGAACCACTTGCGTTTCCTAGCGGATATGTACAGGCTATAAATAATTTCGAAAAAAAATATATAAATCAAGACTTGTTGGAAGAAACCTTGAATAAAACAATTACAAGTTGTCCGACGTTAAACCTAATAAGAGTTCCACAAAACCTATTTCGGGAATGCACACAGCTATCGCATATAAATTTCCCAGAATGCGAAATTGTTGCAAGTCATGCATTTAATGGGGCGGTCAACATAAAAGAAGCTATTTTCCCCAAATGCGAAACAATTGAAAATTATGCGTTTTTAAATTGCTCTGCTCTTAGAATTGCTTCATTTCCTGAATGTAAGACAATTGGTGATTATGCATTTCAAAACTGCAGTTCACTTAGCGTAGTCTATTTTCCGAATTGCTTAACTGTTGGATCTAATGCTTTTAACCAATGCTATAATTTATCTACAATAAGTTTGCCTGTTTGCAATCGTATAAATACGGTAGCATTTGCTGGCTGCAGTTCTTTAAAAAGTGTATATCTTATGTCTTCTTCTGTAGTAAGACTTTTAACATCCGCTGCTTTTAACCGTTCTCCTATTTCAACTTCCGCTAATGGTTTAATATATGTGCCAGGTTCGCTAATCGAAGCTTATAAATCTGCTAGCATGTGGAGCTATTTTTCAAGTAAATTCGTTGCAGGCGATTAAAGGAGTGTGATATATATGGCTTTATATTACGTAGATGAAAATCAGCTCTCGGAAATAGCCAGCGCGATGGAAACAAAAGAAGGAAAATCATTAAATATATCATATCCTAAAGGGTTTATAAACACAATCAAGAATTTATACCAAGAAGAGTATGGCTCCGATATGGCACGATGGTATTTCGAAAACAGAGACACGATAACTTCTGTTCCGTCAAGTTATGCACAAGAGATCGAATCGATATATCGCCGCCAATTTCAAGACTGTAAAACTCTTGAAACAGCAGTTTTTCCAGAGTGTTCGATAATAGGAGCGTATGGTTTCGCCGGATGTTCGAGTTTAATATCTGCTGATTTTCCAGCATGTAAAATAATTAGTTCATTTGCTTTTAGTGGTTGCAGAAATTTACAAGAAATTAGAATACCTGAATGCCTTCAAATGTCAGATAGCGCTTTTCATTATTGCGCAAATTTACAACAAATAGACATATCAAAGGCCGCAATGATTCCAAGCTTTGCGTTTGCATACTGCTCTAAGTTAAGTATCATTAATGCTTCGTTTTGTACGAATATTTATAATAGTGCTTTTTACAAATGTGTAAAATTGGATAACTGTCGATTTACGAACTGCCGAACAATTGGAAACTTTGCCTTCGCAGAATGTTCAGGGCTAACAGACATATCACTTCCGTATTGTAACTCCATTGGCGGCAGAGCATTTATGAGCTGTGGAAATCTTATATCTATTACGCTGCCTGTAGCTAAAACTATAGGGACCGGTGCTTTCCAATGGTGCACAAATTTAAAATATGCTTGCTTGCCGCTTGCACGAAGTGTACCAGGATACTGTTTTGCTAGTTGCTCAAATTTATCTATGGTCTATTTGCCACAATGTTCGTATATCGACTCGTACGCTTTTTCATATTGCACCAATCTAGAAGCATTATTTCTGACAAATACAAGTGAGTATGTTAGCTTATATAACTATGCATTGTTTTCTTTCACTCCTATAGTAAAGAGTAGCTACCTCGGGCATTACGGTTCAATATTTGTTCCTTCTTCAATGCTTGCAAGCTATAAATCGCGTATGTCATGGTCAGTTCATAAAAATAGATTAGTTGGAGTTGGAAGTCTATTTTTGTTTTATATAACAGATGGACTAAATGAAAACGTATATGCGGCTGAAGTTGGTGCAACTTGGGGACAGTGGATTAATAGTCCTTTAAATATAAGAAGCTTATATTCCAGTACATCTACAGGAAACATTTGCTTAACGGATGGAACCGCAACAATCTTCGATGCGATATCTCTTTCAAATGTGTCTGTAAACGACCTTATTTCTAGTGATACTACATATCTTGCGGCACTACATTAAATAATCTGATCTTATTTCAGAAAGGACCTGATTTAGTGAAATTACAGATTTTGATTCCTCAGTACAATGAAACAGATGAAGTTCTGAAGCCCCTGCTCGACAGCATCGCGCTTCAGCAGAATGTCCCGATGAACGAGATCGGCGTTATTATCTGCAACGACGGCTCGGACGTATACCTGTCTGACGAGTTTCTGGACTCATATCCGTTTGAAATCAAGTATTACAAATGTGCGCATCTCGGCGTTTCAGCTACGCGCAATAAATGTCTTGACTTCGCAACCGCGGATTATGTCATGTTTTGCGATGCCGACGATATGTTCTATAACATGTGCGGCCTCTGGATCATTTTCCGCGAAATAGAAAAGGGATTCGACAGCCTCGTCTCCGCTTTCGTTGAAGAGACACGAATGCCCGACACGAAAGCCATTGAGTACGTTAATCACGACATGGACAGTACGTTTGTGCACGGCAAAGTGCATCGCCGCAAATATCTGATTGAACAGCAGATCCGCTGGAACGATTCTCTTACAATTCACGAGGACAGTTACTTTAACATCCTGTGTCAAAACCTGAGCCAGAACGTAAAGTACTGTCCTACGCCATTCTATCTCTGGAAGTGGCGCGACAATAGTGTCTGCCGCCACGATCCTAAATATATTCTGAAAACATACCGCAATATGCTAGACAGCAACCAGGCCCTGATCAACGAATTCATACGGCGGGGAATGCATGATAAGGCGGCCTTCTACGTTACGTTCATGATCTTTGACGCATACTATACCATGAACAAAACCGAATGGCTGAATCAGGAAAATCAGGAGTACCGCAAGGAAACTGAAAAGCATTTTGCGGCATGGTATAAACAATTTAAAAAGATCTGGAAAAATGTGCCAGACAACGACAAAATGCTTATCTCCAATCAGGTCAGAAGCCGCAGCGTGATGGAAGGTATGCGTATGGAAACCGTTACCATTGACTCCTGGCTTCGTCACATTGAAGCGCTTGCGCGCAAGGAGAAGATCAAATGAAAAAGCTTTTATTCTTACTCTTATTTGGAAAGGAGAGCGATAACATGATCGCTATGCTTTGGTGTCAGCAGATTATCCTCGGTAAGAAAACTTTCAAACAGGTTCCCCGTCTTTTGAAAAATCAGGTGCGCGAACTCCTGATCGACTGCGGCTGTGAAGATCTCGCCGTAGAAGAATAATCGAAGGGAGGGCTCCCTCTCATGCAGATTACGATGAGGCGCGGAGATATCAAATGGATTCGATTCTCCGTACGAATGTCTGACGGTTCGCCCCCGCCAATAGACCTGAATGACATTCAATTTACGGTTAAGCCGGGTGTGCTTAACCGACATTTTTGTTTTAAGAAGTCCGTAGCAGACGGACAAATCACAACGCTCTCAACGGGCAACTATCAATTCAAGATCGATCCCAAAGATACGAAGCACCTCGCGTTCGGCCTTTATAAGTTTGATTTTCAAATCTACTGCGGCGGAGCCCTGAAGGAATCGTTTACGGGCGACCTGTTCCTTAACAAGGAAGTTAACTATCCAGATGCAGATATCGAAGAGCCCGAAGAATCTTTCGAGTTCGAGATTCCATCCGAGCAGGAGCAGGTCCCCGTTACTCCTTCGCCTGACGCACCAGATGAATTAACAATCAATCTCGAAACTCCGGTGACGGTTCGCACGTCGCCGGACTATCGGGATTTATTTAATAAACCGTCGATTAACGGTGTCACACTGAACGGCGATAAAACTGCGGCGGAGCTTGGGATCACGCTTGAAACAATCTATAATCTTTCGCCGCTGACGGACGACGAGATCGACATTATCCTTGCGGGAGGTGTTATCGATGCCTAAATATGTTGATGAAAACGGATTACGCCGCGTATGGCAAACGGCAGAGAATACCTTCCTTAAGCCGGATGTGGCAGATGAAACCTATCTGCGCCAAGAAGATGCCAAATCAACCTATCTTCGAACGTCCGACGCCGAAAATACATACACGAAGGCGTCGGACGTGAGTGAAAATTATTTACGTAAAGACGATGCCGCACAAACCTTTCTCAGGGCAGATGACGCTGAGCGCATATATTTAAAGACTGCCGACGCAGGAGCTATTTCAGAGGAGAACTACACGACCGCTGAAAAAGAGAAGCTTGCCGGACTCAGCAATTATCAACTGCCGGCCGCCTCTGGCCAAGTTCTCGGCGGCGTGAAAGTCGGCGAAGGTCTTGATATCGACGCAAACGGTATGATCAGTGTTACGCCACAAGACCCGAATGTGGACTGGGGCAACGTAAGCAATCAGCCAACAACTCTCGGTGGCTACGGCATTACAGACGCGGCAACAAAAGACGATATCTCGCAGATCGAAAACCGTATCGAAGGGTTTTATATCTATCGCGGCAAGGTATCAACGCTTGATGACCTGGCCGCTATACAGAATCCAAAGAACGGCGATACGTACGACGTTGAGGATACCGGCGTCAACTATGCATGGAATGAAACAGAAGGCCGCTGGGACAGCATGGGCGGCATGGGTAATGTGGCTTCGCTGTCAGAGCATGAGCTTGACATTCTGCTTCACATTGCCACAACGAAAGAAGTGTTACTTGCCATTCTCGAAGAAGGTGGCATGATTACGCTCGATGAGGATATTACTATCACCGATCCTGTTACTTTGACAAAAAACACAATCATTGACTTGTCGAACTGTACGCTTACATCTACTTCGACCGGCTTCGCCTTTGTTGCTAACGGAGTGTCCCTTGTAATCCGTGGCGGCACGATCAACGTGAGCAACAGCTTCGCGAAGGCAATCAACGGAGGCACCGTTACTGTCGAAAGCGGAAGCTATACAGCTGGCCGCGTTGGACTTGAAGCAGATGGCGTTGACTCTATCGTGACAATTAATGGCGGCACAGTGAATGCTTTTAACGGCGCGGCGATAGCATCGAACGGTGGCCAAGTCATCATTAATGGTGGCAATATCTCCTGCACGAACGGAACTGCTGTTTGCGCTAACGGTGCCGATGGTTTGTATACCAATATCATTGACATGAATGGCGGCGAAATTATTGCCAATACAACCGAAGAAGGCTACGCTTCCTGTGGCGTATATCTTAATAATAAAGACAGATTTACTATGACTGGCGGCCGCATTACAAGTAAAAACGGCTGTGGTCTTCTCATTAGAGATGGCCGCGCTATCATCCGTGACGGCATCATTGTCGCCGAAGGAACTGGCTCTGGATGGGTCGGGGGCAATGGCACAAAGATGTCGCACTCCGCAATCATTTTCCACGAGTCAGCTAAAGACACTCATTACGGAATGCGGCTTGAAGTATATAAAGGCTTGTTCGAAGGAACAAATCTCGCTCTTGAGACCATTTCCGAGAACGCTTATCCAAACATTTATATTAAAGGCGGGACGTTTGTTCCCAGCATCTGAAAGGAGATGACTACCTATGCCGTATGAAGATATTCAGACCAAAAAGTTCATAGACAGCGCCGGCACAGGCTACCTATGGACTAAGATAAAAAATCGGTACGATAGCAAACTGGATGAAGTTCGTGCCGCCGACGATTCTATTAACGTCAAAAACAACAATCAGGTCTCGGTTGCGATCAGCACAGAGTCAGGTAACCTGCTTCGACTGAAGACGACCGGCAACAAGGGCCTGTACGTCGATAATCCTGGTTCGCCCGACTCTTACACGATTGTGGCCGACAGCTCTCCGGGCAACTATGCGGCGGTCTACCATCTGAAGAAGTTTGAGGCAGGGTCCGATACTGGAGTTAATATCGGTGTTCCCATCAATATTCCGCGCGATATGGTCGTTGAAAGCGGCTCTGTTGTCACAAAATCTACAAGCGGCGAATGGGGCGCTGCCGGCACATATATCGAGCTTATTCTCGCAAACGCCGACGGAACGAAGCTGTGGATCCCTGTTGACAACCTGATTGAATATGTAACCTCCGGTTCTCATAGCGGAGACGCTGTGTTTATTACGGTCGATCCTACTACTCATCAGGTGAGTGCTACCCTTGCTGACGGATCCATAACAATGGAGAAGCTCAGCTCTGAGATAGCCGACGCGGTGGGTCGCGCCGCTGTTGCTGTACGCAGCGTGACAGAAGGCGTGGCCAATGGCACGATCGATGTCGATGGCACGGCTGTTGCTGTGCATGGCCTTGGTACGGCGGCCTATATGAACTCTACCAGCTTCGATAATGCTGGAGCTGCCGCGGCTGTGCTCGGTACACAGGCTGACGGAAGCTCTGCCAATACCGTGTTTGGCGTGAAGCAGTATGCGTCCGATATCTACACATCCATTACCTCCCTCACAAACTCTGAGATCGATGCTGCTGTCGCGGCCGCCGAGGAGTAATAAGTGAAAGGAGGGGTCGGTTATGCCGACACTGAACACCAAGAAATATCTGGATGCAAATGGAATTACACATCTTCTTAAAAGCATTGCCGCTGCCTATCCAGATAACGCGACGCTTCAGACGGTTGTTGACGCAGTTGAAGAAGCGCTTGACGAAAAGGTTAACTCCGCGGACGTTGGTGCAGCCGGAGGTATTGCAAGCCTTGACGCAAACGGTCAGCTTGACTCCGATCAAATTCCTGGCGATCTTTCTGATCACGTGGGCAACACGAACGTACATCTGTCCACTGACGAGAAGCAAAAACTAGGCACACGTGTGACCGCTTACCGCAACGCAAGCGGCACACTTGTTTTCTCTTATGGCTTACCTCAATAAGGGGGTGTTCTGATTGAACGATATCAGCGGCCAGAGCTATATCAGCACAATCCTGCTTCCCGGTTCCGAAGTTACGCATTATATCAAAGACTCAGAGGCACGAAATGCAATCACGGCTGTCGAGACCGGCAAACAGGAAAAGATTACGGCAAATGGCCTTCTTAAAGGAGACGGCAGCGGAGGCGTAAGCGCTGCTGTTTCCGGTACAGACTATCTTGCGCCCATGCAGGCAACCAGCAGTCCTTCTGCCAGCGGGAACTCCGTGTCGTTTATTGACACAATCTCGCAGAATGCGCAGGGGAAGATTACAGTTACAAAAAAGACGATTCCGGCGGCAAGCTCCTCTGTGGCGGGCATCACTATGGTAGGGGCAAGCGGCGGTGCCGATGCTTACGGTGCGGCCGCCGAAGCTGAACAAGTCGCAAAGGCTTACGCAGACACTCTGATTTCAGGGCTTGGTTCCTATATGACCCTGCGCGGCACCAGATCTTCTGAGTCTGCGATTAAGGCGATCGATTCCGCTGAGGCCGGCGACGTTTATATTAACACGGAGGACAATAGCGAGTGGGTATGTACACAGACGATTAACACTGCTACGGCCGCGGCTTGGGAGAAGCTCGGCTACAATATGGATCTCAGCAGATTTGCAGAGACGGCCAATCTTGGACTCATGGCGCAAGCAGATACAGCTTCTGGAACAATTACTCCAGCAGGCTCTATATCGATCAACGCCTATACGCCTGACGGCACAATCAGTGTTAACAAAAACGGAAACAAAAACTATACACCAGCAGGGACTGTGTCTACGCCACAAATCACAGTCGTGCCAGATACAGGCACTGTGAACAGTATTACGAGCGTAGGTACTCTTCCTACGTGGAGCGCGAGCGTATCTAACGAGACGCTCGTTTTTGATTTTAAACCGGGAACGCTTCCGACAAAAGGAGCGAATACGACTGTCGTCACCGGGATCGCCAGCGCTACATCTTCTCAGCCCACTTTCACAGGCGAAGGTACTGAGATTAAATTTACAGGAACGGCGAAGGCGCCGACTGGAAGTTTTTCTGGTTCAAGCAGAACAGTGACTGTCACTCCAGATGTCAATTAGAATGGAGGAACATGACTATGAGTTTAATTCCACTAAAAACCTTTCTGGATGCGGTTGAAAAAAACGTCAACAGGACAAACGTGTATAAGCTCGGCGGCGACGGAACTAACGGAGAGTGCGACTGTATTGGGCTCATTGTTGGAGCCAAGCGCCTCTGCGGTGGCAAATGGTCCGGGCTCCATGGGAGCAACTATGCGGCACGTTTTGAAATGTCTTCGCTTGGTTTGATCGCAACCGAAAAGGATTTTTTTCTTGGAGAGATTGTCTTCAAGGCCAAGTCTCCAAATGATGAAGGGTATGATCTGCCTGACCGCTACAAGAGCGGCGGCAATCGTTTCACCGGAGACATCACAGATTACTATCATGTCGGTATCGTGACAAGCGTTAAGCCGCTCACGATTACCCACTGCACGACTGTCGGTCCAATCGTTCGCGATCACGAGAAGCGGCGTTGGGCTCACGGCGGCATGCTGAAAGGTATCGACTACAGCGAAATTGGATTCGTTACAAATGAGGTGAATGAAATGGTTACAGTAGCAGGCGGCAACGCCAAGTCTCCTATTAATATGCGCGAAAAACATAGCGTTCTTTCGCCTCGCATTGCGGAAATTCCACAGAACTCCGAGGTTGAGCTTCTGGAAGCCGGCACTGACTGGAGCTACATTTCTTACGGCGGCAAAAAAGGCTACGTAATGACGAAGTTTATTCAGAGCGGCCCGGAAGAGAACGTTGCGACCGGCGATACAATTCTGGTTGACCGCGCCACTCTTGAGCAGGCTTACGATATAATCGGAAACCTCCTCGGCCTGCGCGGTTAACTGCGCATGGCGGGAAGGAAGGGTGGTGAACAAAAATGGACCAATGGAAAACTATATTTGACTGGTGCACAAGCCATTGGGCGTTCTGCGTTTTTGTAATCGGCATGATCTTCGAAATCCCGTCTCTGAAACTGAAGCCGTTTACCAGATTACTTAATATGATTGGCAAGAACCTTAATCGCGATGTGAGCAGCCGCATCGATAAGATCAACAACGATCTCGACACCGTGAAGCGGGAGATTGACCAGGTGAAGAAAGAAAACGAAGACCAGATGAAAGTCATTGATCAGAATGACGCGAACTTTATACGCACTACGATTCTCGAATTTGCAAATTCATTGAGGCATGGAGTCGAGCATACTCAGGAAGAGTACGACCACATCATAGATCTTAATGACAGATATGAAGAGTACATCCAGAAGTATCAGATTCGCAATGGGCGGTTTATGCATGCCTATAACTATATTCTCACGAAATACAGCGAATGCCTTGAGAATGACACGTTCTTATCCTAATAAACTTTGCGCAATATATTACAGTATAGTCGCATTTTTTGAGGTGGTTGCATGGCTAAAAGAAAAGGCCGGAAGGACTACGAGCAGTTCAGCAAGAAGCTCAGCAAGTGGCTTCTGCTCTTCTGGGCTTTCTACAGGATTCTCACTTGGGCGGCCGTGGTCATGCGGCCTGAAGTTTCTACTGCGCTTCACGGTCTTACGACGGGCGTAGATGAGGCGGCCATGTGTGTTGTGATCACATATACGGTGAACAGCACAAGTGAGAAAGCTATTATTCATTATTTCACGGCCAAGGTTGAGGCCGGCGAAAAGGACGATGACAAGGAGGACGATAACGGATGATTGATCTGACTGAAGTTATTAAAGCGTTGTTTGCGCTGTTGATTGCGGTATTGACCTATGTAGTGTTCCCTCTGCTGAAGAGCAAGCTGTCTGAAGAGAAGTTTGCGCTGATGAAGGAAATTGCACGCACCGGCGTTTACGCTGCGGAGCAGCTGTATAACGGAAGCGGCCGAGGAGAAGAGAAACTTGAGTATGTCATGAACTACATGAAAGAACGTGGGTATGACATCAACAAGGAAGAAGTCAGGACAGTTGTCGAGTCCTGCGTTAAGGATCTGAAGATCCTGATTAACGCGTAAAAAAATTGGGGTACTCTCGAAAGAGAGCACCCCTTTTTTATTCGCTTTGCGCATTTGAATTCTCAGTTAAGTATATCGAATCAATATATTTAAGTGAAAATTCAGACGCTGACATTGAAACGGGAAAACCGCTGTGGTAAAATTGTCCTAAACTCCGACTCTGAAGGTCACAGGTTCGAATCCTGCCGGGCGTACCAAATGCCTGAAGTCCTTGTGCGGCAAGGGTTTCGGGCTTTTTTATCGGTAATATAATTTATGCGCGATAACGCTGTTTATGTTATTATTTGGCCCAAATGTCAACTGGTTGTGTCAATTTCTTTGTTTGTCGAATCGCTGGAGCCGTTGATTTTACTGGGCTCTGAGGCAGTTTCACCTGTCACGTTCTGTGTCAAACCGTTAAGTGTTTCGCTGAACTTCTCGCTTGCGTTCGCCACGTTCTCGCTGTTCTTGTGGATGTAGCGGTTGTACGTGAAGCTGAAATCGGCATGACCCGCAATAGTCTGCACAGTCTTTGGATCGACTCCGCTGGCGGCCAACATAGACAGATAGGTGTGGCGGAACACATGCGGCGTAGCTCCGTAGAGGTTGATCTTCTTTCCGATGCGCTGCCAAGCTCTGTCGAACTTGCTCTGCGTAATGGGCGTACTGCCGCCGCCTATCACAAATCCTTTGCCGCGCTTCTTTAGATATGGCTTCAGCTCTTTCTGGATATGAATTTCGCGGATGCCCGACTTGCTCTTTGTGTATTCGTGGAACACGGGCTGATTTGATTTGTAGGTTACTTCGGACTTCACCTTGATCGTTTCGTCCGTTACGCTGTCCCACTTGAGACCAAGGATCTCGCCGCGCCTCATGCCTGTGAAACAGAGGAGCGCAATCAGGAGCGCATCGTCTGGCGGCAGATCGTTGATGTGTGACACGATATTGCCGAACTGCGCAGACGTTAAAGCCTCTCGCTTTGTGGCTTTCTCCGGCAGTGTTATGCGCTTTGAGGCCGTCGGGTCTTTCTCAAGCTTGCCGTCCTCCACCGCATTCTCAAAGATCTCGTGCATGATGATCAGCATCTGCTTCGTGTACGATTTAGACAGGTGCTTTTTCTTCTGGAAAAAATCCTGCACTGTCACTGTGGTGATACTGCACAGCGGCATTGTCCCAAAGAAAGGAAGAATGTGCTTGTCAAGAAGGAAACGGTTGGTCTCCTCCGTTGTGGTTTTCCAGCGCGGCTTCAGAAAGACATCATAGATGTCATCTGTGTACTGCTTGAAGCTTTGCGCTGACTGGGCGGCTGGCGCAGGACTTCCGTATTTCTCCAGCGCATTTTGAATCAGGTCACTGAATGTTGCTCCCGTGATCCATACCTTTTCGCCACTTGGGAGCATCACGTGAATACGTTGCCTTGGCATATCTGCATCTCCTTTACTTATGCCAGCAACGGTTTTCCCTGTTTCATTGTCAAGGTTCAGAACCGAATAGATGGCATTACGCGCAGCGGCGTTGGCCACCTCTTCGACCTGATCATAAGTATACAGGTGGCAATTGCCGCTGTCAAAATTTATTTCGTTCATTTAACCTCCGAAAAAAATAGCCCCTGTCACCGAAGCAACAGGGGCTATGATGTCAATATGGCATTGCGTCGATCGGATCAGAGTGTTCGAAGTCGTCGCAACAGTCGTCGCAGACAGGCATGATCCAGCCGCGCGTGATGCGGGTGGCAGGCTTGCCGCACTTAATGCATGTACGAGCGCTTAGCTCAGAATACTTCTCGATGATATCAAAGCCTTTTTTCGTGAAGCCGCTGTCATACCAGCGAAGTTCGCCGTACTTCTCTTTGATCTGCCAGATACGGTAGTTATCCACGATGTTGTTTGCCACAAGCTCATCCATGATCTCCTGACACATTTGCTCCCCGAAGGCTATGCGCCAGCCTGTCGGCATGTCGTCAAGCTCCGTGTATTCGTAGTCGTATTCGGGGATTTTGTCAGGCTCATCAGGCCAGTAGCCGCCTTCAGAAGCTTCCGTTATTCGTTTGCCGCTCCACCGATTTGAAGGAATAAGAAAAGGGAATCGTTTGCACAATTCCCTGTTCTTTTCCCTTATTTCAGGCGGCACTTTAAGGTCACTCATCCTGGCCTTCCTCCTTATAGAGCTTGTCGAACACAGTCTCTGGCTGATCGTCGGGGTCTGGCTCCTCCTTCGTATTCACGTCAGTGCAGAAGAAGACGCCGTCATGCTTATCGAAGATCTCGTCAGCCAGGTCGGCATAAAGCGTGGAATGGTTGCCATAGTAGTCGCTGATATCGTCATCGTAATACTGGACAACCCGCTTGTCGAAGATCATATAGGAAATGGGGTTGGAGAAAACGCCGGACACCGTGACGAAATCACTTACCGCAGGATTGCCATAGAAAGCATCCTTAAACAGGGTCGCCTCGGTGGACTTAAGGTTGGCTGGAATTACGGTGATCTTCAGCTGAACGCCACCGAATTCACGCGTTGGCGGCAAGAGCTGTATTAGGGCATCGGCTTTGCGAGGATTTGTTACGCGAAGCTTCAGCTCAACCTCGTCATTGTCGTAGTCGATAAGAACTTCAGGATCGCGCCCAAAGAGGGCCGTGATCTTATTCACGTACTGAATCCACGGTGGGGCGATCTTCAGGACGCTTTTATTACGGTTTTTCATAAGCTACCACTCCTTTGATTTATACCCGAACGGGAATAATATATATAACTGGTATCATGTTTATACCCGATAGGGTTAGTTTGTAATGAGCTCAGGCTTGTCAAAGATAAGTTCCCTTGCATACGGAAGCGTATTTACCCAGTCAATAAACTGCGCCCATTCTTTCAGCTTATGGCCTGTGCGCTGACGCACTATATTGCGAAGCGCCGCATAGGATATCATCACTGTGCGGCGCTGAATGTAGCTTTGTGGAAGGTTCTGTATCAGGCTACGCCAAGTTTCCTTCTGCTTTTCAGGATCATCTTTCTGGTTCATCCAGCTATCGCGCCAGCTATTCATTTCGGCTGCGTTCAGCTCCGCAGCTTTAGAAGATATGTGATTGTTGTCATGCTCAAAATCATCGGGCGTGAACTTCTTTTTTGTGATCGTATGCATAGTGGAACAGGAAAGCTTTTCGACACCGTTGCGATAGGTATCGAACTCTGTCCACCAGTAGCGCGGCGCTTCGATATCGGCCCACACCTGAATCAGTCGCAGATGTTTCGCGTGTTCAGGGCCGGCCTTCTGAAGCCGCTGGCTTAAATCCATATCCTTTGGCCCGATACAATATTCGTCGGTCAGGTCAACGTATCCGCTGTCGCTTCTGTCCCAGCTGTCCATCGGATTTCGCATGGCATGAATTGCCTCATGAATACCGGCACAGGAGAGTGTGGTTAACTTCATGCAACCACCTCTTCGGCGGCCGTTTCAGGTTCTTCGGGCGTCTCTTCCTGCTCGTTCTTGATACCGAAACGCATCTCATAGAGCTTCTTGCGGATATTATAAGGCAGGCTTCCGCGCAGATTGCGTGCCGCAGCGTACTGTCTGGCCCGGTATGTTTTATGACTCCTGATTGCATGGTTCCTCTTACTGCTCATTTCGTACTTCCTTTCCATTCTACACGGCGCGGTGCTTCATCAAGGTAAAGCGTCGTTCCTATCTTTGTCGACTTATCCTCATCGAAATACCACCGCTCTGTCACAATTCCATTGGTTACGGTTGCCATAGTGATGTCATCGGAATTTGTTTTCATGTCCTGCAAATCATAAAAACCGATTCCGCTATAATAAATAAACTTTGGTGTTACACTGTCCATGTCAGACTCAGATCGCTGGCGTATTTGCATTTTTTGAACATATCTGCAGGATCACCAAAGTATATTCTCATTACGTGGTCGTTCGCGGCCCAGTAGGTATACTCGTCGCTATGTATATTGTATTTGATATCTTCTTCGCTCATTTCGGCCCACGGTACGCAGACGAGACAGGGAGCGTTGCGGTTCTTGAAATCATCCTTACTGAAGGGCGAATTGCTGCGGTAAGACCAGTCAACGGCGGGCTCAAGCACATACCAGTCAAAAGGAAAAGCCACGTCAAGGATTCCCTTAATATACTCGTCGTATACTGGTCCGGCGTTATGCTCATATGGGCGGTCGTCCCAATCATCACCGTAGTAATCATCATCATCGTCGTCGCCAAGATAAAAGCGAACGACGTTGCCTTTCTTTTTAAAATCAATGATCTTCAATGGCTGTTTCTTCCTTTCTCTACGATGGCGGCAAACTGATCCATCGCGTAGTTAATTTCTTCCAGCGTGTTTGTATCATTAAAGGAGAAGCGCACCGAACCGCGCGCCCTCGCCTCATCTCCGTGGGACTGTGCGAGGATGGCTGCAGACGGTTTGCCGCTTCCGGTTGAGCACGCACTTCCGCTCGATACCGCAATGCCTGCTTCATCCATGGCCATCACAATCTCTGTGCCGTCCATGCCAGGGATCGATACATTCACGATGCCCGGTACACACAGGTCAGGATTACGCGGCGTATTGAAGACAAGCCCCGGGATCTGATCGGCTTTCTCAACCAGCCGATGCCTGAGAATAGCCGTGCTCCGATTGCGCTTTTCCATGTTTCCAGTAGCTGATTTCAGGGCGGCCGCACATCCAACGATCGCGGCGGTGTTCTCTGTTCCTGCCCACATTCCGTGTTCCTGTTCGCCGCCATACAAGACGCGACGCTTTGACATCCTGTCGCGAAGCCTTACAAGCTCGTCGTTATAGGCAACCAGCACACCGACACCTCTTGGGCCACCGAACTTGTGCGCACCAAACGTCAGGAAATCGGGCATATAGTCCATCTGGCCGAACGGCACATGACCAATGGCCTGTGTTGCGTCGGTATGGAAATACATGAACTGGCGATCCGCAAACTCGGCTATCTCCGCAATGTCGTTGATCACGCCCGTCTCGCTGCAAACCCAGCAGACCGAGATCGCGTTCCCGAATTTTTCATCTACACGGGCACACTTCTTGATATCGGAAATATCGACGCGACCAAACGGATCAATAGCCGTCAGCTTTTCAGGCCACCACGAACGGATCTTGTTCAGGACCGACGGGTGCTCAAGCTCGGACGTCAGGATGATATTGGAAGTCCAACCGATATATTCAATGGCAATGTTGTTGGCGGCCGTCGCCGAAGATGTGAAGAAAACCTGTCGAGGATCGGCGTCAACGCAATCGGCAATTTCACGTCTTGCCGCCTCAATAAAGCGTTTCGCCTTGCGTCCCTCAAGATGGGCGCTGGAAGGATTGCCGTATACGTCTTCGAGAAGCGGCTTCATCGCATCCAGCGCTTCCTTTCTCACCGGCGTGGAGGCCGCATGATCCAGATAAATCCTGTTCAAATAATCACCTCTGTGTTATATATGGCAATCGATCAGCGACACGTAGCAGTCTGGAGCGTTGTCGATAAAGTCGCGCCACTCTGCATAGTATCGATCAACAGACTCCGCGGTATCATCCGATGAGCAAAACCATCCAACGCGGCCAGAAGAATGCCATTTCCCATCCGGCGTTATAAAAGCATGTGGCATGGGAGGATACATGCACTGGCGGACATATGTTTCCTCGTCTCCGTATCTTTTCTGATAAAATTCAGCCGACCAGAAACCGTCGCCTTCGACGCTGTACTTGCGCCATTCCTTGCGCAGCTGCTTTTCCGTCTTTTCATTCTGATCTTTCTCGTACCAGTTAAGCTGAGATTTGAGCGGCCACCTGTCCACATCGTCTTCATTGACATCTGGAAGAAGGTCGTACATATATTCTTTTCCGTCGAGCGAATAGTAGTCATAGTAGCCCTGCGGATTATAGAAGTGTCCATATACATCGTCGCGCTTCGTAAACATCTCTTTGAGCCACATGCTTCGCTTCCACGAAGGATTAAACTCTTTGAATCTTTCCCATTGCTTCTCAAGCTCTTCATCCGATACTGGCTCGAAGATGTAGAAGTCTTCGTTATTCTCGTCGTATGGCTCAAGAAGATCGCAAAAAGCGCTGTAGGTTGGGCTGTCGCTAAAGACTGCCGCAGCGAAATGTGTCATTCTGTCTCGTCTCCTTTCGTCAGGTATTTTGCCGCATCGGCCCGTTTTGTTGGCGGCTTTATCTTTATCCACTTGTGCGGCACGGATATCTCAATGGTCTCGCCCGTATCGAAATAGACGCTTGTGTCGCCGGGGTAATCGGCCGTCATCTTTCGTAGGCGTAGAACATCCTTCGGGCGCGAACTGTACACATAAGAAACGCCGCCGCTGAAATCCATGCACACCGTTGTTTCCTGTTCATCAAAGGGTATCTTTATCATTCATCATCGTCTCCGATTGCGGTTAGACCGATCGCGAAAATGGCGACGCCAGCACCGACGATTACACCGATAATAAACTGGATCATGTTTTACACCTCACAGAATAGTGTTTTTTACTGACAAAACGCCCTTATTAAGGGCAAAATATTAACGTCTGGATCTTCGGATGAGTATTTGGTCATCCAAAAACCAGACGCGCTAATTCGCTCCTTATTTGCTTAGTTTTCATTGGTTTTTTTATCAAGCGCACAGTTCGTCCATAATCTTCTCGAGATCGGTAAACATCTCTTCGTCTTCGGGGAAGAAGATGTCTTTTTTTGTCCGGGCGTAATATTCGCCGAACAAATTGGAGATAAATTGTCCAAAGCGCCAGTCTGGCACACGTTCCCACATGGCGGCGAGACGCTTACAGTAGTCGTCAATCCTTCTTATATCCCTCATGTTTCGTCGTCCTCCTCCACTGTGATATACAGGCCGCACATGCATTCGCCCGTTTCGCGAAATATTTTGCAAGGACATTTCGTGTCCTTATTTTTTTCGATTTGGCAGGGGCAGTGCTTGCCATTGTCTTTAATGCGCTTCTTCAGGTTCCTGACAAACTCTTCGTCAGGGTTAACAATCGTCTTTAGTGCCATTCCGACTCTCCTTTGTTATGTTTTGTCTGCAAAGCTTGTAATGTTATATAGTGAAAGCAGAATGCAGGCAACGCCGAGCATCCAGCGCAATGTGTCCGCGCCGTACTGCGCGCCGTAAAAATAAGAGTAGATACCAAGTCCAAGCCAACCGATGCTAAGAATCCATCGAATGATTATCGAAAACATGCTGAGTTTAGTCTTCATTATCCGTTTCTCCTTTTACAGCTTTGTTCCATTGCCTGACGGCATCGGCGGCATTTCTGCCTCTTGCGCTGAACCCGCACTTCATGCAGCGCAGCTCTTCTCCGGGATTTGGCCCGACTATTGTCCAGTGTTCGCGCCGTTTGCACCCGCACGTACACGGAAGCATGCGTTCTTTTCGTTGCTGTGGTCTCTGCGCCTTTAGCAGCTCAAGAATATCGCGTGCGTCATTCGGCGAAAGATCGACAATATCCGACCATTCTGTGTCGGCTATTAAAACGTCGAGCTTTGCTATCAGCTCTTCGCGTTTTTCATTCGTGTTCATATTGATAATTCACTCCGTATATGGCAATCTCTGGTTCCCCATTTTCTCCAATGATGTAATATGGGCTTATACCCACTCCATAAACTCTCGATATTTTCATATAGCAAACCATCGTAGTGGGATCATAGCATATTGTGAACTGACCATCTCCGCTTACTGCTCCAATTTCAACCAGACCATATTCGACTTTGCGTTCTACGCCTTTGTAGTCTGTTGTTTTATTAACACAACCTGACAGGAAAGTAGAAACAATAAAGAGCATAATAAATAAAGATACCTTTTTAACTTTCGACATATTTAAAACTCCTTTAATAAAATACGTTACAGCTTTTTCAGCTTTTCAACGAAATCCTTCTCGGCCTTTTCTCTTCCTTTGCGGAATCCAAGCTTGTATCCTTTTTCGAATTCCTTGTTCCGCGCATCGTAGCCAATGAACTCAGATTGTTTTCCGTAAATCAGGCCAATGGCAAATCCAAGGGTAAGAAGTATGGGCATGACATATGGTGTAATATCCTGCATCTGAGGCTCTCCTTCTTCGTCATCATCTCCTCCAGCCAGAAAAGCATCGCGCTTTGCCAATGCTTCTTTGTCTGGATGTATCAATCTATCGAACGGTATTGTGAGTTCTTTCATTATTCTTCATAATCATCCATAATCATGGAGATTGAGTCCTTCAGCTTTTCGAACTGTGCAGGAGAAAGTTTATTTAGTGCGTCGTCCATCATGTCCTGAAAAGCTACTTCGAATTCATACAGTGTTCCCATATCTCTCCTCCGTCTTTACAAAGTCTTGTTTTCATTCTTTCGAGCTTCCTGCGGTACCTTGCTTTCCTGCGGCTTTTTCGCCGCATCATCCAGTCGAGATACAGATCGACAGGAAGCTGAAAAGCATCGAGCCAAAGTTCCATGTTTCACCTCTTTAAAAAAACGGCTCCACGAATCGAACGTGGAATTAAGTCCAGTAGTGCTTCATCTTTCAATGTGACTTTGCTGAGAACCAGACACCGTGTTTAATGCGCGGGTGAGGATTTGCACCTCACATGACAGACTGTGTACTTTCCGGCTGCTCCACCTGTCTCGTGTTCGGCTCTGCCTAGCGTCTACTAGCAGAATTCACTCCGTGGAACGTTGCTATTCTGCCCGCTGCCGGTTGTCCGGCTGGCGTCTATTCCGCCACCGCATAAAATAAAGTGTTAATTTATTTTTTATATCCAAGCTCTTTTCTGGTTTCCTCCAGTTCGTCCGCTGTTTCTTTTGTCATCCGTATAATGTCTTCATGAGATAATGCATAGCCACGAAGAGAGATCAGCGGAACATCCTCTTTGTTATCTGCTTTCTCACGCGTTTTCAAAAGAGCAATGAGTTCCCGTTTCTTTTGCTCTGCTAAATAATGGTGCCAATCTTTCAGATCTGCTTGCATTAGCATATCTACATTGGTCTGAATATCCATTTTCACTCTTCCTCTTTAATGAGTTATCTATATGCCCCCGATCTGGGGGCGATGCTACTGCGCAAACCCATATCGTTTTGCGAAATCCGCTGTGGTTTCCTGCATATCATCACCACCTGTCACTCATTCCAGCTTCACCGCCTTTTTCAGCAATGCCCCATCTGCGATACATTTTCTAGTGCGGTATTGAGTGATTCAATTTCTTCTTTCTGCTCTTTTAACAGTTCCAGAGCATCCCGCATGGCTATCTCAACTTTGGGCCATCCGTAAAACGTTGGGGCTGTGTGATCACTAACAAAGCGGATGCATTTTTCCAAGTTTTCAACCGTCGAATCTATGTCAATCACTCCACTTCACCGCCTGTATTAAAGTGTTAATTACTATAAAATGACTTCTTTCCGCATTTGGTGCAAACATAGTAGTTCATGCCACACAAAACTCTGTCTATTGGGTTTGCAATAACGTAATCGTGTAAACAAAATATTCGCTTTAGCAACTTTATCATTCCCACTTCACCGCCTGTATTTTAAAGTGTTATTTAAAAAACGAATTAACAGCAGTTATAATTGTCGCAGCAGTTATCCACACAAGACAAATGGTTTGAATGATTGCTAATGTTTCCATGTAAAACTCCTATTTAAGTTATGTTTGTTATGACGCCTAAAGCAACAAGCAATGCTGATTTCCAACCTCGAATATATTCTTCGTCTTCGCTTATAGCTTTATCTGCATCCACAATATACTCTTCGATTTCATTAATAGCTTCGTCTCTTGTCATGTATTAAACTCCTACTTAAGTTGTGGACGCCCACCAATTACGCCGCCCATTCCCCATCTGTCGCGACAACCACAACCTAAAAAATATTAATTTTAAATTTTCTACATTTCCGTCTTTAAGTTGTTTCCGTTTTCTGTTCATTTACATGGTACAAGAACGTTTTGCTCTCTGCCATTGCTAAACATAAAGCAAAAGACAATCCTGCCATAAAACCTGCTTTTGCATTATTATCAATGCTTTGTACGACTTCATTGAACCTTTCTGAACCAATAAAATTCATTATAACGGCAGATGCTTCGTTCATATCCACAAGAATATGTGGTTGATTCATCAAATCATCCTTTCTAACTTATAGTGTTAATGAGTCAAGTAAACCTATCAGCTTCAGCCACCCAGTTTGGGTGTAAGCGTTCAAACTCTTCAGCCCAGGCTTCCTCTTTCTCGCACCACTCTTCAAACTTTCTTGCTTGTTTACGATATCTGGCTTTTTTATATTGTTTTCGCTTGCGCGGATTATATTTATCTGTCTTGCGCGTAAGCTTTTCCATCCACTTGCTCATGCCTATCCCTCTCTGAGTTAATCATTTATTTAAGTTAGTTTTCCCCATCAATAATAGCCTGCATTGCCCGACACAGTTCTATGCATGGAAAGTCTGAACACTGCTCGCATTCTTCAAATGATTTGGTGATCATGCCTGATTCATCGTGACATTCGTCTCGCATTCTTTCTCCTTTAAGGTGTTATTTTATCTATTCCAGACAACAAATATTAAACCATGTGCGCCTGCTTCTTTTTTAAAGTCTGCAAGCAGACGTTCTCCGAGCCTTTTCCATCTTGCTTTTCTGTATGATCGCCTGTAAAACCGCCATTTGACGGTTCCATCCTTAGCTACTTCAATGACCATAGCAATGCTCCATTCATTATGTGCGAGTAAGGATTTGCACCTTACATGGCAGAGTTTTCGGGATATATACCGGATGGGTTCGTATCGCTACTTCTCACCGCATTACGCTTATCTGCTGACGTGCTCTGCCTACCCTGAAAGTGCGTTTACCTTTTCCGCCACCGCACTCATGTTATAACAAGTTTTCGTAAGGAAGATTTGGTCCTGGCATTTCTATACTGTCGAACCATTCGCCGCAATACGGACAGCAATTTGGCTCAACGTGCCCTCTATCTTTAATAAAATCAGCGCTCAATGCGCCTGTATCATATTCATAATCAATTATTCCGAACAGCTGCTTTTTGCAATTGCTGCACGTTGGCCTAAATAATATCTGAGCCAACTTACGTACCTTCTTTCTTTTCTGTTCTGGCAAAATCGGTCACCTTCGTTCAGATCAGAAAATCAACACAGTATTTTCTTTTCCGTCCAGTACGTTTCTCTTTACGCTCGTAGCGAGAAGAGCGATGTTGTCATCGATGCCCAGCGTGTAAACCAGCGCATCCTGATCTTCTTCAATCAGTTCATCGATCAATTCTTTAACTGTCATTTTACGCCTCCGTTATACTATAACCAAAGCCCGAATCACAGGGCAGTTAGGGTTCGCGTAATCTCCGTCATAAAACTCGTCGCTTACGTATATTTCAGCGCCTTTCTTGTAGCCAATTCTGAGCGGCAAATCCTGCGGAAACTGTTTCAGAAGATCTATGAATTCCGCTACTGTCATGTCACCAATCAAAGCTGTACCACCCGCAAGATTTACATTCGTACCTGTAGGTTGGCGGGTACGATGTCAGAACAATATCAACGCGTTTGTAAATTTTCTTGCCGCAAACAGGGCATTCAACGTTTGTTTCTTCGTACCCAAGGCGCTCAGGCACGAATGTCCTACTTTGATATTCATCCCACGTCATCTGTCAGCTCTCCTTGCTTCTTTATTCCAGCTCCAAACCGCCATCCTGATAGTCGTGCAATGCTTTCCGCACCAGTGGCAATGCTCACATTCGAGGAAGAACCTTTTGAACTTATGTAAAAAACTGTCGTTCAGGCCAATCGTATGGCAGCGGCAGTTCGGACAGTTCTTCGCTTTTGATTTCAGCCTTCTCCATTTGCGGCCAACCCTTTCGTGGCGGCGGCGAAACGTATTTTCATTCATCGTTTGTCCTTTCTGCCCTCAGAACACAAAGAGCGTTATTCTCATCAGCGATCGGCGAAAAAGATATTCCGACGCTGAGGGAACGGCTTGGCGTGTACGAATACACTTGGTCCCAGCCGCTATAGACATTTATTGTTTCCACGTCTTCGCAGATTTCATTAAGCCGCGGAATTGCTTTCATTGACATGATGACGCGGCCTTCCGATCCTTCGATCTTGTACTCCTGCGGGAGCACAAACTGACATACGACGGGATCGTGCGAAGAGAAATCGATAGTGGTTAAGTCCAGATAAGTTGTGCCGCAAAAAGGACATTTAATCTCGCTTGTATCTTTTGCAGCGCCGCAATTGATGCAATTGGTTTTACTCATCGATCATTCACTCTCACATATTCCTTTCTTGCTCATGCTGTCTGGGAAATAAACACTTACTTCTTGTCCGATCTGCCACTCAGGCACTTTCAGTCTGATCGCGGCATCCACGTTTCTTCCTCCGGCAAAGGCGGGAGCTCGGACCAGTGTGTAATATTTCTTGGCTCGTAGTAACCGTACTCATCGTCCCATTCATACCATCCGGGTCTATGCTTTGTAAACGTATAGTCATCTACTTTATTCAGGTCGAGGGCGTATTTGACGACGTCTATCTTTCTGTACCCAAAGAAACCCTTAACCACCATGTACTCTCCGTTCTTTTTAGGAAGTTCCTTTGTGCAGTTAATCCATTTCATAGATTTACTCCTTTACTCTCTGATGTCAAAAACTTCTTTGTATTCTTCAGGGAAAAAAAGAATTATGTCATTGTATCTAACAATGCGACGATTCCAGCTGGCGACCTGTCTTAAATATTCTTCTTCGTTCTTTTTAAACGGAGGTTGAAACATAATAAAAAATGCATCCATATCATCAACAGCCGTTTTAGTATCATCGGATAAATGTTTTATTGATAACATAAAAAAAGCAACCTCCTTATCATCATATTTATCGCGCAAGGATCGTCCGCCAATTTTTCAAAAGCACGCCTGTGCTTCTTGTGTATGTACCAATACTCAGTTTCACGGCGATATCCCGTTTCTACTGGTGCAACAAATGGCACAACAAAGTATCCTTCAGCTATCAGCTTATTTGAAAACTTGATATCACTTTCGGCGAGCGGCTGCACAATACGATAGCTGTCGGCGTCGCAATCGTCTATCAGTCCAGTCAATCTTAGAATCATATCTTTCTCCTTTATTGTCGCGTCGGAGAGACTCGAACTCTCATTTCCCGTCGGTGTTTTGCCTTAATCGCTACCTTCACGTCTGAACCAGCGAGAAGCTTTCGGCGTCCCTATTTGCTTTAAACTACGACACGATAAAAGGGGCCGAAGCCCCTGTGTTATTCTACAGTTACCGGCGGCGGAATATGCACTGCGCCGGCGCCGGCTTTGTAGTAGTCATATGTGTAAGTATCTTTCGTTTCCGTCCTGTCGTTGCCACAGAAATTGCACCATGGATAAGAAGGAGAATACACTCTCTTGCAGACCGGGCATTGCCATCCCTGCGGAATTGCCGTATTGAAATCGTAATCTATCATCCGGTTCTCCTTTCGATATGTCTACGAATCATTCCCAAAAGGTATGGGTTTAAATACCAAACGCTCCTATGCAACGGAATGTCGTGGACTGCCGCACTCATGCCCCGGGGACGAGCCACGGCCTTAGATTGAGCGTTTATTTTGCGGACGCATCCGCTCGCATACTCTGTCATCTCCGTAGAATGCAGAGACCTAACATTATTAAATTCCGTAATAGATCAGGAACTCAGGGTCAACGGCCTTGAAGGATTTCCTGCCGTCCTGACTGCGGACAACCAGCCCCTCACGGAGCGTATTGCCAAGCGCGGACTCGCCGTGAGCCAACTCCAGCATTTTCTCCACCGTTTCGGGCAGGGCAAACTTCTCATCGACAATCGGCACAAAATCCAAGCCGCGAGTTTCAAGCAGGCCTTTGGCAAACGTGCTTGGACGCCGCCCATCCGGGTAAAGCAGGTTGAACACATACAGCTCTGGCTCAGTGCGCTTGTACTTATTTTTCTGAATCTTCGGCCCGATGCACTCGCCCTGAATGGCTACCCAGTCACTCTTGCCGATCAGATTCTTCAGCGCCTTCTCGATCTCATATTTCTCAGACACCTGCCAGTAGATCGAGTTATCCTTCTGGAGCCGCATATTGCGGGAACACACAATATACTCAAACTTATCGGGCAGGATGAATCTCTTATGGCGCACGAGCGCGAACGTGCCGCTTGTGCCGTCGATCTTTTCAGTCGCCACCCAGAAGTGGTTATCATCGTTCAGCACCCAAGGGCAGTTCTGGATACGTGTTTCGTCCGTCTTGCTGATAAAATCAGGGAAGCCGCCTTTCGCGCCTTTTGTTCCGCCAACCAGCTTGCGATACCACCCGAACTTCATCAGCTTTGTTTTCTTGTACCACGGGAGCTGCGCGGCTTCTGGCTTCAGCTCTTTCCACCAATTCTCTTCTTCCATGGGCTCATACTTTGTGATACCCATGACTTCTGTTACGTCTTCATCGATCATGTACGGTTCCATCCGCACAGGCAGCATGGTCAGTGGGAAGCAGATTCCCTCCGACAGCACGCCGCCGAGCTTCATGGTACGAATTCTGAATTTCTTTGGCCGCAGGAACTCGAACTCAGGCTTTTCAGGCATCTTTGAATCAATCTCCACATATACGCAGAGATCGCCGACATCGAACTCGTCCTTCTCGACGATTACCTGCCAGCCAAGAACGCCGGCAAGCTCTATCCTGTCTTTTCCTTCAATTGGTCTGATCCAGTCAATCCGCTGAATACTGGCCAGCTTTCTCATTTAATTCCCAGCTCCTTCTTTAAGCTTTCAAGCATGAAAAGATCATACAGGGCATCAAGAAATTTACCGACATCTTCGTCTGTAAGTTTGTCCTTCTTTTTGTCGACGTCGGCATCTCCGATCGTGAGTTTCACAGTCGCATTCGCCGGGATGGATCCAACCTTCTGCGCCTTGTCTCCTTCATAGGACAGATCGTCACAGAACAGGCATCCGGCTTTCGTGCCGCACAGGCAAGTCTTCTTTTCGACAGGCTTCTCTTCTTCGGGCAGCCAGGGGCGAATCATTTCCTGTACCCGCGTGTTATTCCCGTAGATCTTCTTCGCGAGAGCGGCAAGGAAACCGTAGTACGGGACATACTTATCACCGGGCGTGACCTTCACAACCGTTTTCGTCCCATCATCCCAGAAGACAATCGTCGCAGGGTCATTGAACATAATCTTACGCACATAAGGAACGGTTGTAATTCTGCTGAAAAAATCCATCATAATAATCCTCCTTAACAAATCTCGTCCAGTGAAGTAATAATTTCATCGCAGGCTCCGTTTTCGAGACAAAACTGCGCGTTGAGCTCCCAGTCGTTGTTGCGCTTCTTCATCAGTTGAGCGCGCGGAATCTGTGAGTTACCGAGAATGAACTCCTTCATCTGCTTCAGCTGTTTCTTATAGGATTCGGACTGATCCATTACCTTCACAGCGTCGCCTGACAGCTGGGCAGATCCTTCGTGGACAATCAGCCGAGCAAAAGGAGTCATGAAGCGGCGCTTGCCAGCCAGGAAAATCAGAGAGGCGGCAGAACCAGCCACGCCAATGTTCACCGTATAGATTGGCGTCTTGGACAGCTTGATGGTATCGATCAGCATCCACATATAGTCGATGTCGCCGCCATAAGACATGATGTACAGCCAGATGGGCTTACGATTCTCCGGCTCGATGCCCTTGTCCTCAATGTTCCAGCGGAGGATAAGCCGCTGCATCGCCGTCAGGTATTCGTCCACGTCGGCATCCAGATAGATCTTTCTCTGCGCCTCAAGCGCCCATGTGCTCACGGCGTCGGATTCAGGCATTGCCTGTACTCCCAGTGCTTCCATGATCTGTTTGGTCTCCAGCGGCAAGGTAATCAATTCTTCCATGTGTGTTTCCTTTCTGTCTTAGAGTTGATCTCCGAGTGTCGAGATTTTGCCTCTATAGTTGTGGGTCAATGTGCAAATTTTGCACCACTCAGGTTTTCCGAATACGTCAATCAGTCGCGGCAAACCGGAGTCTTCTGCGTGCTGCAGGTCGCACTGTTTCTGCTGGCCCAACACAATCAGCTTTGAGCCTTCGTTTACGCGTGTAACCGCCGTCCGCAGATCGCGAAGCGTATAGTTCTGCGCTTCGTCCAGTATGACAATCATCGGCGAACCATGCTCACCAAATGACGTACCCCGAATATATGAATTAGACTGCGCCGTGATAAACGCAGTACCTTCTTTGATGGCGGCCATGTTATTCTCCGACGCGATCATTCGCTCCGGGTCAAACCCAAGCCTCGCCACCGCCTGATAAAGCGGGGCAAACAGGGGCTGAGACTTCTGCTCCAGCGTACCCGGCAGGAGTCCCTGTCTTGATTCGTATACGCCGCCAGCCACCTGATAGATAATGCCAGAGTACAGGCCGTACTCGACCAGCATAATGGCCGTGCCTATGGCAATGGTCGTCTTGCCTGATCCGGCACACGCTTCACAGATAACCGCGTCAATGTCCCGCGACCAGATGGCGTCGCGCAATACTTTCTGGTCTTCATCAAGATCGATCCCGTAGAAAATGTGTTTGTCAAGCGTTAGCGGAGCTTCTTCCGGCGTTGGCTTAAAAGAAGCCGCTTTCTTCGTTCTAGAAGATGCTATATTCATCACTTCTTTCAATTGATTTCAGTCAGCAAGACATCCTCAATTGGTTCGACGTTGAAAATGACTGCCTTAAATCGGGATACGCATGTCTGACTGAGAACAAGTTTTCTTGCTTCATCAAGCGAAGAAGCTAATACGTAACCTGAATAGCCGCAGTTATTCCATGCCCTATAGGCCTGCAGCGGTTCTGATTTTTCCTTTGAGCGCTTCATTCTTAATCATTTCCCTGAAGTAGTAGTTTTCAATCTGGCTCGTTTCTTCCGCGGTAAACTGAACAACAGGTTCGTTGATCGTGTACTTGAATGAGCCAACCTTGACGACATTGACGAGCAGAACCTTTTTGCCTTTGTCGGCATAAAGGTCGCGGACAGCCTGCTCAACCGCCTCCGCGTTCCTGCCGTAGTAATAGTGATGCGGCTTTGAATCTGCGCACGTCACGTCAGCCCTGTAGATATAAGTTTGCTTTTTTGCCATGTCTGTTTCCTCCGTTATTTAATCCATGTCTTGAGGACACGGCTTCCTTCGCTGACATTGAAGATGCGGCCAATCACTTTCATCAGCAAGTAAGACCGCTCCTTGTACTGGCGGTTGAAGAGACAGATGGTTTGCAGATCCTTAGCTTCCTGCCCGGTTACGTACCATTTTGTGGTTATTTGCCACATGTCCACATCCTCAACATTACTGATATCGCAACCGGTGTGATCCATAATGTCCAGCACACGGTATGCGTTGGGCAGATCATACAGCCTTGCGATCATCTTCTTTAATAATTTCATTTGCTTCCAACTCCCCGTTTAAAATCAGATAAGCCAATCCAATCGCCAGCGCGTCTGATTCGTCGTCTACCTGATATTCTCTTGGGCCTACGTATCTTTCCAGAGCGGCCGCCACTTCCTGCTTGTCGGCGAGACCGTTGCCGGTAATCATTTTTTTAACGGTTTTCGGATGGATCTCGTCGAACTCGCGCCTGTAGATTCTCCACAGGAACGCGTCCGTCAGTCCGACCACCTTGAATATCTGCTCCAGCGTGACCGCCTGACGGCCCGAAGCCGCATACTTATCCAAGGCGCGCTCTCTTACAAAAAAATTAGGAACGTCCACACAGTCCGCGGGAAAGAACTTCACCATAAACTGCGTGATCTCGTTCAGAATTTCACCGGCTGTCTTTTTTTTTGAGAGCTTATTATCCACAAATCCTGTTCGGATATCATAAATCTTCAGACCGTCGTCCGTCTTTTCGCATTCAAAACGCGCAAACCCCGGGCGGCGGAAAGAAAGATCCGCCGAAACCACAGTGAATTTCGGCGGAAAAACAATATCAGGCAGCGTCGGTCACCTTCTTTATCCAACCTCTGATCTCGGATACACCTTTGTAATACTCTTTATCATTGACGACCAGCGTTGGAGCCTGTTTGATTTCATGGGCGTTTACGTAATCCATGTTATCAGTCGCCAGCTTTGTTTCGTAGTTAATGCCGGCTTTATCAAGCAGGCTCTTCGCAAGCTTGCAGTTTGGACAGGTCGCCGTCGTTACAATCACGGGCGGCAATTTGTACGGTTCTTCGTGTATGACATTTGTCAGCTCTGTATAGTCGGGTTCAGTTACCGTCACAGGCGCAGCCTGCTCCTTCTTATGCAAAGAGGAATGACCGATATCGTAAACCTTTCGGTCCTTGAACTCCTGCGCCTTACCGTCATTCCAGTTCTGCACCGGACGATAGTATCCAGTAATCCGAGAATACATTTCCACAGGCTTGCCGCAATGAGGGCACTTGGTATGTTCACCTGTCAGATAGCCATGCTCGCTGCAGACGGAATAGGTTGGCGACATGGTGTAATACGGAAGCTTGTAGTTCTCCGCAATCTTCCTGACAAGCGCCGCCGCGCTCTGCCATGTAGGAAGCCGCTCACCGAGGAAAGCATGGAACACTGTTCCAGAGGTATACAGCGTCTGCAGCTGATCCTGAATATCAAGAGCGGAGAAGATATCTTCTGTATACGTTACAGGCAGATGAGAGCTGTTCGTGTAATACGGTGTGCCGCTCATGTTTGCCGTAATAATATCTGGATAGATTTCGCGATCATGCTTGGCCAGCCGATAGGCCGTGGATTCAGCGGGCGTTGCTTCCAGATTATACAGATCGCCGTACAGCTCCTGATAATCACTGAGCCGCTCACGCATATGATTCAACACTTCCACCGCAAACGTCTGGGAATCGGGATCGGAAAGATCTTTCTTCAGCCAGCGCGCATTCAGACAGGCCTCGTTCATACCGACAAGACCAATCGTGGAGAAGTGATTATTGAACGAACCAAGATAATGCTTTGTATACGGGTAAAGTCCCTTCTCCAGCAGATCTGTTATCTTATCGCGCTTAATCTTCAGGGAACGGGCCGCCAGATCCATCAGGTAGTCCAGCCGCTCATAGAAATCATTCTTATCCTGAGATTCGTAGGCAAGGCGCGGCAGATTCAGCGTCACGACACCAATAGAACCGGTGCTTTCGCCAGAGCCAAAGAAACCGCCAGACTTTTTGCGCAGTTCACGCAAATCCAGCCTGAGGCGGCAACACATGGAGCGTACATCGGACGGCTCCATATCGCTGTTGATGTAATTGCTGAAATAGGGCGTGCCATATTTGGCTGTCATTTCAAACAGGAGACGGTTGTTCTCCGTATCGGACCAGTCAAAGTCCTTTGTAATGGAATACGTTGGAATCGGATACTGGAAACCGCGGCCGTTCGCGTCGCCCTCAATCATGATTTCAATGAAGGCTTTATTTACCATATCCATTTCAAACTTGCAGTCGGCATAGGTAAAGTCCATTTCCTTGCCGCCGACGATCGCATTCTGATTGGCCAGGTCTGGCGGCACCGTCCAGTCCAGCGTAATGTTTGTGAAAGGAGCCTGACAGCCCCAGCGGGAAGGCGTATTAACACCGAAGACAAAGGACTGAATACACTGCTTCACCTGTTTATAGGTCAGCCTGTCAACCTTGACAAACGGAGCCAGATAGGTATCGAAACTTGAGAACGCCTGAGCCCCGGCCCATTCATTCTGCATAATGCCGAGGAAGTTCACCATCTGATTGCACAGCGTATGAAGGTGATTTGCCGGAGAAGAAGAGATCTTACCGGGAACACCGCCAAGCCCTTCCTGAATCAGCTGCTTCAGGGACCAGCCCGCGCAGTAGCCGGAGATCATTGAAAGATCGTGGATATGGATGGCGGCACTCTTATGAGCATCCGCAATCTCTTTATCATATACTTCGTTAAGCCAGTAGTTGGCCGAAACCGCGCCGGAGTTCGACAGGATCAGTCCGCCAACGGAGTAATTGACGGTGGAGTTTTCTTTCACGCGCCAGTCGTGCTGATCCAGATAGGACTCTACCAGCTTTTTATAGTCCAGAGAGTGGGCGTCCTTTTCTGGAAGCCTGATTGCTTTTGCCAGCTGGTCGCGATCAACTTCCACTTTTTGACCGTCTATATTAAGGGTCAACAAGTCCATTCGCATCATTCTTTCTGTATATAAATTAAAAGAGCCGTGGGTTACACGGCTCAATCAGTTTTATTATCTTTATAGATTATCGGTTTGGTTTATTTCTTTTTCCCAGAATAAATAGTTTTCATATTCTTCGTCAAGACTGTCGTCATTGGCTTCAGGAATATCATCTAAATCAAACAGCTCAACATCCGGGAGGTCTTCGCCTCCATGGTATCCATCCACGGTGATCCTCCTTTCTTTGCATATTCACGTAATTTGTTGCGTTAATCATCTCTGTTATTGTCCTCCAAATCTGTTGATGTGTCAAGATATTCAATGTCTTCCGGCAAAGGGTCTTCGTCGGTTACTTCATATACTTTCAGTCGTCTTGTCGCATTCGCTTTTGAAGGTTTCAATTCCTTTGCGTTCGATTTTTCAATCTGCTTCATGATTTTTTTTACGGTCCACGGGGATGCTATCACAGAGCCGTTATCCAGAACGACACAGGTTTCAACCTTTTCGCGGCCGGCCGCGTTAATCAGCGTACCGGCGCGCCGTTCTTTCTTCACGGTCTCTCGTGCCTGAAAAGATTCCTTCGACATCAGAGCTACGATTCTGGTTGCGCAGACGGCAAAGTCCGCGCCAATCTCTTCGCCCGTCGTCTTGTCTATCGTTTTTTCACTGAGTAAAACATATCGTAAAGGCAGCATGTATGCCATGTAACATCACTTCTCTGTTCTTAAAATTCGAACGAATCAGAGAAGTCAGTCAGGGAACCGAGCGGCGTATCCGTTGACCAGCCGAGTTCGACCCCGTTTGAGCCATGTAGTGTTTCTCCTCCGAAAACAGACGGCATGGTAAATCCAATCATTCCGCCGTTATCGCTATAGATATTACTGCCGCCAAGCACAGAAGGTTCAGCATAACCTACGTGCAGGCCGTTCTCGTCATAAAAATCCAGAGAGCCTTCACCAAAGAAGCCCTGCCGTGATTCCCCAACATACTTTCCTGTTTCGTCCGTGTAAATGGTCTCACCGAAGAGACCTTGCGCCCCATATATTCGAGACATGGGCAGTGTCTCCTTTCTTTGTTCTCTTTTAAGCTGCTTCTGTGGCTGGAGAAGCAGGCACCAGCACATACTTCTCCAGCCAATAATCAAATGCTCCGGGAATAATTGTTCTGGTTCCGTCCTTGTAGGAGTAGCGCGCCTTCCGCTCCACTGATTCTCCCGTTAAATGAAGACAGTCGCCTTCGTGGACTGGGAACCGCTGATACGTTGTCTTCTTAATCCTGAGCGGCGGCGTCGGTGTGCCGCGGGCGATATTGTACAGAGTGACAATAATCTTATACTTATCGTCGATCTCTGTCACAAAATACCTGTTGCCAGCCGTCCTTTCACAGGAGCGGCATCGTCCGGTATTCTCCCATTCATACTTCAGGCGGCTCATGATGTCCAGCTCTTCGTCTTCGAGCGAGCTTTCCAGACCGCGCTGAATCTCAAGACGGGCAGCCCACGACTTCAGCTTCTTGGTGAGCTTATTCTTTCCTTTATAGAATTCGTTGAACACAGTCATCAGCTTTGCCGTGCGCCCAAATGGGCGGAAGTAGCCTATGCCAATCAGAATCTCAATCTGCCGCGAACTCAGACAGGTATCGTTCATCATGGCCCACAAGAGGTCAGTGAACGTATCGAACTTCTTATCGCGCAGATTATACAGATCCTCTGCGGCCTTGGGTGACATAAACTTAATAGATGCCAGAGACTGGGAAATCATATGGTTTTCCTTATCGATATACCAGTCCCGGTTATCCTGTCCGAATGTTCCCGCGTTCAGATGGATTCCAAAGGCCGACTCCATCTCGGACACGATCGCGGAGACCTTATCCTTCTTACCTTTTTCCGTATACAGTTTCAGAATCGTCGCGTAAAATTCATACGGATGATACGCTTTGAGCCATGCGCCGTACAAGCTGTCGCAGGCCATTGCGTAGGCATGAGCGCAGCAGAACATATAGCTTGCCGCATTCTCAATGATCGTCCATATCTTTTCCACCACATCGTCGGCTTCCGCCACGGACGCGCCTTCATTCATCAACATTGCGCCGAAACCGTTCTTGAACTTCTCTTTCTCGGCGGCCACCTTTTCATGTTTCTTCTTCTTAATTGCCTTGATGGTCGCGTATGCTTCCGGTCCCGGGATTCCTCCCGCAATCAGAATTCGCAAGATCTGCTCGTCAAAGAGAAGGAAGGATGATTCGCCCGTGGATCCTGTGGCTCCGGGAAGCTTCAGCAGGGCGTCCAGCGACGGAATGCCGTATGTAAACTTCTTTCGCGCAATGAAGGTATCCAGCATGGACTTGAAACCGGGGCGGATGGCGGCTATAAATGCCGTGAGCTCCACCACGTTTCTGGGCTTGAACTGCATACACCGCTGGGTGGACGCCGCTCTTTCGCACTGATTCAGGCACTGTGTCGCGCCTTTCCAATACAATTCCCATACACGCTGGTCATTTTCCACTGTGCGCAACAACTCGTTTACCGGCATTACCGGTTGGCCTATTGCCGCAAATGTATCTGCAATCATCTTTACCACGTCTACACGCAGCAAATCCGACTTTACGTAATTCAGCATATCCGCTCGCGCACCGTCGATATAGGCGCAGAACTTCGGCTCCTTGTTTCCTGACTTTGCTTTCAATCGCACTACGCCGATATCCCTGCGCAAATCGCTATGGTACGTTAAATGCGCGCACGGATGTGGCGCGATATTTACAATGATTCCCTGATACTGCTTTGAATCCTCGACTAACTGGCGGTACTTTGGCTCCACGTAATCATTGATATCGACATCTTCGTCTACATCATAATCCGGGTCATCCTGGTTGTTTTCAATCGCGTGCTTTCTGTCCAGCTCATACGACTGAATCTGCTTCGATACCTCATTGGACGTTGTGAAATCCAGATTGCGCGCACGGGCCAGCATCTTAAAAGCCGAAGATACCTTGTTCTTGCCGAACGCCACCATAGGAAGGCATCCGTATTCGCCAAACATTTCCTTGCCGGCCTGCTCAAATGCTTCCACGTTGGAGATATTACTGTCAATATCAGGGTTACCGGCCTTCAGCTTATCAGCCGAGATAAACCTTTCCGGGTACATGTTTACCGGTGCTGTCAGCCGATTAATTGTCGTGAAGTTCAACGCGGCATTGGTTGCAAATGATCCGGCGCTTCCTCTGGCAGTCGTTGTCAGGACGCCGCCAAGCTCTACGCCGCGATCCAGCATATCCTTTAGCGAAATAAAGTAATCTTCCGAATCTGTATCAAGAATGACGTTCATTTCTTCGCGAAGCTGCTTGGCCTGCTCCGGCGTCGGCTTGCCGAACTTCTCAATATACCCGTCGCAAACCATCTTCTGATACAGATACTTCCGTTCTTCATGGGTCATATTCTGGCGCGGCTTGCTGACAGGAAGCTTTCGCTCCGTCGTATAGGTGAAGCCTTCCCAGTCACGCACTTCCAGCGTATTTTCCATGGCTTCTTCGATCTGCGGCTTTGAAAGCACGCCCTGCCTGATCATCAGCTGATAGGCTTCTTCAGCTGTCGGCAAATACAGATCCCAGTCAGAGTCATCCATATCAATCTTGCTGGAAAGCTGAAGCTCTTTGCGCAAGATCTTCTGTTCCCTGAATACATAATGGCTGTCCGTAGCGAAGATGAGCGGCCACTTATACTTTTTGTAGAGACGCAGCACCTTTGCGTTATGCTCCGCCTGCATCTCATTGTTATGGAACTGCACCTCAAGCCTGAAGTTTTCACGGAATATTTCGGCCAGCTGACAGGCAAGCCGTTCGCCTTCGGGATCTTTCAGGATGCCGCCGACACAGGCCGTCGTACAAAGGAAGTTCCTGTAGTCAAGCTCGGACAGCAGCTCGAAATCCAGCCTGCCATGATGGTAATAGCCAGTCATATTGGCTTTGGACAGGGCCAGATTCATCTCATGGAATCCTTCCAGATTCTTCGCCAGAAGAAGCAAATGGAAGTTGCGCCCATCGGCCATCTCCGGGTTTCGGTTGGGCACAAAATACGCTTCGCTTGCGCAGATTGCTTTCATGCCATCGTATTTCGCGGCGGCATCCGCCTGATCCCATACGTTGCCACGAAAACCATGTTCAGAAGCGATCACGCATTTCATGCCGCGATTATTGTATTCCTTCGCGTAATCGAAAATTGATACCGGGCTATCGGGGAATCCGGCACACGCATTGGTGTTGGAATCCCACGTGTGGCAATGAATGTTTTCAAACTCAAGCACTGCGACTCACCACCGTATTGTCTTTGGCTTCGGAAATACGATATCGGCGGGACATTCCTCTGACTTGCCATCCTTATAATATGTTTTCCACTGATCGGTTGGGTCTTCGCCGAGTCCATACAGTTCAAACACCATTCCTTCGCACTCAGGAAGCATGGAGATTTCAGTCATATCGTATTCATACCCGTACCATTTAACGCTCTGATAAGGAAAGAATCTGGCCAGTTGAGACGACTCAAGATATTCTCCATTATCAAAAGCATACATCAGCAGGTTGCGTTCTTTCAATACGTTCAACAACTTTCTGAAATCTTCTTTGGTCTTTACATTTTTTACTGTCAGGTTGTAGTCAGTTTGGTATCCCATGACAATTCTCCTTTTTATTCTTTTGTCTTTTTCTTTTTCGGCTGTGGACGCAGAATTCCGTTCGGGCAGTACTTCCGCACAGAGCAGATTTCATTGCAGAAGAAATCGGGAGCGGGCTTCATCTCGAGCCACGTAAAGATATCACGGTTCTCGATTTCGAAGATCTTATCAGATGCCCAGCGAAGCGTCTCTTCATACTCAGCTTCGTCGAAACGGATGTCGTCCAAATACTTTTCCTTAAATAGGTTAAACATTAAACGGTCGGGGAACCGACCCGTTTTCTGCTTGATGTACGCGGCATACAGATACTGTTGCCTGTACATGGTTTCCCGGCATTTCTTGAATTCCTTCATGGACTTTGACTTATGGTCCAGAATGATCAGCTCGCCTGTCTTCGCATCTTTGCACGTTAAGTCAATCACCCCTGCGAACGGGCGTGTCGTGCCATCGGACAGCGGCAGATCAATCTTAAACTTCTCTTCTGCAGAGACAATCTCAAGGCCTGGAAAGCAGTCGAAGCTGTCGAAGTACTCGTAGCCCCAATCGTAGGCTTTCTGTTTATAAGCGCTCATATATGGCGGAGGAGGGGTCACCACGTAAGAAGGATAAAGCAGAGCATAGCGCTCTGCCATTTCCTCTTTCGTGATTTCTTTGTTTGCCCACTGCTCCAGCACCTTATGAATCAGCGAACCATGCTCTGCGAAAAAGTTGGACTGAAGCTCCTTTGTAGGCTCTTCAATCCTCTCTTCGTAATAGGAGTACGGACATTCGTCAACAGAAGAAAGCTGGGAATACGAATAAACGTGATCCGCAGGCAAACAACTCATTATGCCGCCACCACTTTCTCAGTTTTCTCACCGGCATGGCTGAGGTCGACCGTATGGATCGCCTCTACCGCACCGTGCTTGTCCAGAACCATGAAGACCTGGAACGGAGGACAGAACAGCCGCTTCTTCATTGTATAATCGTCACCGGAGCCGCACACCGATCCATTGCGGATATACATGGTATCTTCGGCGCGCATTTCTGGCACGTGCATGTGGCCCGCCAGCATATAATCGATATGGCGGCCAATCTGTTTTTCCAGCATGTTGGCCGTGACTTTCAGGTCTTTTTCCAGATCACCATGCACCGCGACAAACAGCTTTTCGCCGATATAGAATGTACCAACCGTCTGATCAAAGCAGGTGTCGTTGAAAACTACATTGTCCAAGTTGGACAATTTTGTTTTGCAGTACCACGGAATCAACGCATCCAGCTTTTCTTTGCGGAGCGTCTTTTCCAGATCGTTGTCGAGCCGCGAATGATTGCCATCTACGGAATTCACATATACCTGCCTGAAATGCTTCGCCAGATAAAACAGAAAAGAAGCAACCAGCTCGGACACGCCGACAATCTGCTCAATGAGATTCTCCTTGTTCTCGATACGAATGGTCGGATGGATTATGCCGGAAACCATGTCGCCCATCAGGGACACAAAGCATACGTCGGCCTTCTCTTTCTTGCCGGCAATGATGATCTCATCCGCGTACGCAAGCACGCGCTCTTTCGCGATGTCGGAATTATACTGGCCAACATACGAATTAAACGCCAATCCGTAATGGATATCCGACAACATTGCATACACCGCTTTTTCGCCGGGTTTTTCCTTCGGCTTCTCCGGTATTTCGACCTTCGGGTATTTCTCTATTGTTTCGCGGAACATATCTATGATCATGTCCTGCCGCGACTCCGACCTGATCTGGCGTGCATATGCGACGCGCTCATCGCGCTCCTGCACGCGCTTCTTTTCCATATCGCGGACGATATCACGCAGCGGATCCAAATCGGCCGGTCCTAATTTAGCGATCGCACTGTCCTGATTCGCTTCGATCTCGTCGCGGATCTTGACATATTTCTTACGCCACGATGACTCCGATTCGGGCTTCTTGCCCTGACGGAACATTTCGTTCATCATGGCCGCTACTTCATCCCATGTTGCCCTGAGGGTTCCAGCTTCCTTATCGCTTCCCAGCTGATAAAGAACTGCTTCCTCATTGTCGGAACCCATTTCATCAAACTGTACTTCCTGTTCCGGCTCCTGTTCAGTCGCTTTCTTAATATCCTGTGGTGTTCCAAACATATAGATGACTTTGTCCAAACGGTACTCCTTTCTTCAGGTCAGGCAGCGAAAGTAAAGCCATTTCCTTCGGGCTGCCCGGTCTGAATTGCAAATTGTTTGTAATGTATCGCAGCAGCCGGGTCATCTTCGGAATAGGGCACAAGACCCGTATGATTCCAGCTGTAAACGATCCTGTCTCCAGAGATGGTTTCAAAGATACGGCGGTTCGCGGGATCGTAACTGCACTCGACCAATCCCGTAATTCCGTTGTGCCGATTCTTTGTGCATCTGATATTGGGTTTCTCGATGTTCAGCACCGTATC